CGGCCGCTGCAGGCGCTGACAAAGGCTGCAGAACGAGAATCGATGTAGACTCAGCCGCACCGAGAAAAGAGGGGTAATCGCTGCTGGCAATATCGTCCACCGGCGCAATCCCGCCGTCCGTGGACAGGACGTACAATTTTCCGACAGCCAGCGTGGCGCCCAGATTGACGCGGCCGCCGGACATGTACTTGATCGGCTGGCCGCTCGCAGCATCGTTGAGCGCAATGCCTAGCACCTTCGACAACGCTGCGGTCGCATCACTCGCCAAAATGGCGCGGCCGCTGCTGTTTACCGCCAGCACTTCTCCGGCCGTTATCGCTGCACCCGAAATCTTTTCGCCGATCGAAGCGCCACCCTGTGCCGCAACATTTGCAGCGGTGATTGATAGGTCTGCCATGATTACTCCGGTGTGTCGTTGTGCATTGAATAGCGAACGCCCCACTGCGACGTAAGCTCACCAATGAGCGTTTCGCCAGAAACATCGATATCGGGCGCCAGCGAACCGCCGTAGAGAACGTCCATAACGAAAGGCAGGCTCAGCCCCCGGTTTCTTCGTAGGGCTCGATGTATCTCTGCGCGCAATTCGAGCAGTCGAGACCGAAGCGCGCCCTCTTCGACGTCGGTCACCACGGCCGTAACGTTGAGCGTCAGCAGACTCTGCAGCTCCCCGTCGAGGTCATACGCGCCCTGGTCACCGACCGGGACGTCTTCGCCGAAATCAACCGATATCGCCGGCAGTTCATCGTTATCGATACCAACCGACAACCGTCGATGAGCGAATACGGCGATGCTCGACGGCGCAAACGCCTCAATCTCGCCGCGAGCCGCGACAATAATCTGCTCTGCACGATGAGTCATTTGCCCAGCCTCACAACCAAGAATCCGCTGCTCTCAGAGGGCTCAAACCGGCGAACAAAGTAGTCCTGACCAGTGGATATCCGAGTCAGTCGGCTACCCTTCACAAGCTTATGGGCATCCTTGTCACTGATCCGGCACTCTATCCACGTCTGCTGACCTTCGACCGGGACACCGGATAACTCCGGGTCGTTGAACTCACCCTCGAAAACGGCCCATAGCATTGAAACGTGGCCGGTGTTGAACTCTTCGGCGCCGATCGCCTTGAGCATATCGAGGCGCGATGATTCGGTGAATAGAAACATTGGAAAAGGCGGGGCTATTACGCCCCGCCTGACCGTTTACGCTCGGGCGACGTTGCCGGGCGTCAATTTGACGCGACACGTAGTCTCGCCATTGGCGCCCGGGTTAACAGCGATCGCGGCACCGGTCAGATCACCGGACGCCGGCGTAGCCGACGAATCATCGAAGGCATTGGCTGACGTGTCATAAATCAGCTTTTCGCCCGCGACAAACACCGCCGCGGAGACTTTCGGAAGGTCAAACACCCCTTCGATTGCCACCGCGCCGACTTCACCGTTTGCAATGTCAGCCAATGCAACGCCGAGGCAATGCTGCATCTCGACAACATCCCCAGAACTGATCGCGGATCCTGCTGTGAAATCAATCACGTCTCCGCGTTGTACATATTTCTTAGTCATTTCTCGTGCTCCTGAATTAAAAAAGCCCGCTAGCGCGGGCTCAATGAGGCTTTGATTCTGAAACTAGCGGATTACGACGAGCCTTCGTTCTTGTACCCACCGCGCCAATCGCCAGGTGCGATGCCGTAGTCAAGGCGAACCTTGAATTTCAGCGCGTCCGTATCGAAGTCGATCATGTCGTCAATGAACGGTTCAGACTCTCCATCCAGGAATACCACCTCGAAGGCCGCAGCTGCGTCCATCGGATCTGCGAACAGATACCAGGCGGTGGCGCTAATACCGTCAAGGAACGGATCAGTGACCAGGTCAAGACGAGCGACCTCCTGAACGTAGTTCCTCTTGCTTGAGTTCTGCTGCGAAACGTCCGTAGTCGAATTCAGGACTGCCCAAGCGGTGTCCTCGAGACCAACAGGCGCCAGCAGGACAGACGGTACGATATTGAGCGTCTCGGTGACGCTCTTGTCTTTCTGCTTGCGCATTGCGGCCCGTGCAGCACTGATTGAGGCCACAGATATCACCGTGCCAGAGGTCAACAGGTTGCCGTGACCGCTGTTCGTTGCCGATGGTGCCGTCGCGTTGAAATACTGGCCGGTATCCGACAACGTCGGCCCGCGATTGTTCGCTCCGCTGGTCAGATACGTGTAGAAGTCTACGTTGACACTGCGAGCTGCTGCACGGCCCATGAGCTGAGCCCGGCGATTGAAACCGCCGAGATCGTCATTAACGATCATCTGCCGGCTGAGCTGAATCGCCCGGCCTTTCGTCTCGGCCTGCGCGTTCTCGTAGGTCTCAGCCAGAGAGCCGTACTTATACTCACCACCTTCCGGGATCGTGTCCAGATTGTTGAACGAACCCAACTGGATGCGCGGGTGGACCTTAAAGTCCGAAACCTCGCCGATCGTCGCGATCTGCTGGTACGTGTTCGGGAAATTGGTGTAAGCGCCTCGAAGAACCTTGCCTGCAACGTTCGACAGCAGTTGCGGAAAGTCGCTCGATGTATGCGCGGCGAACACCTTACTGGCAATTCGATCCGCAGACAGACCCTGAACTGAAATCCCGGCCGCATCGAGCGCCACGCCAGCAAGCGCAGACAGGCTCATGCCCTGGAACTGGTTGCCCTCTTCCCGCTTTTCCTTGCCAACACGGCACAGAATCGCTTTCTCTGCACCAATCAGGAACTTGTCGCGGAAATCCGCGCCCGTTTCGACGGATTCGGTGGCAACCGGCCCGGCAGAGGCTTTGCCGAGTACTTCGAGCAATTTCTCACGGGCGTCCTCTGCCGAGCATTCGACATCAGTCAGGCAGGTGTCGCGTAGCGCTGACTGAGCTGGAAACGGCATGAATGCCGCGCGGATTTCTGATTGACGCTCGGTCTCTGCCGCAAGTGCCGCAGCAGCGCCTTCCTTTTTAGCCTTTTCGATGTCGGCCGCAGACGCCGACGCAGTTTTGCTAGTCATGCTGGTTTCTCCAGTTTTTGCGCCGGCTGTCGCCGACTTAGGGGTTTTTGCGACCGCGGCAATTTTTAGCTCATCGGTCAGTGATTGCGGGGGCTTACGAAAGCGAGCGACCGCAGCGCGCCACATCTCGGCGCTAGCCGCTGCGGCCATATCCTGCTCAGGCTCATCAGCGGCGGATTCATCGGCGAAGCCGGCATCGATTGCCTCATCGCCCGTGAACCAGGTCTCTTCATTCATCATCGATCGAACTGAGTCGATGTCAGCCTGTGTTCGGTTCTTGTATATGTCGGCAAACTGCCCAGTGATCTTATCGAGCATTTCGGCTGACTTGCGCATGTCGTTTGCATCACCCATGGCCAGGGACCAAGGGTTGTGGATCATCATCATCGACCCTTCGCCCATGGTGATCAGATCGCCGGCCATGGCGATCAGTGATGCTGCGGATGCGGCAAGCCCATCAACTTGAACATGCACCTCGGCCGGGTGCTCCTTCAGCAGATTGAAGATCGTCAATCCATCCCAGACGTTACCGCCGGGGCTATTGACCCGAACCTTGATGTCTGAAACATCGCCGAGCGCTTCGAGATCTGACTTGATGCGCTTGCCGGTTACACCTTCACCGAAGAAATCCTCGCCGATGAAGTCATAAATAAGGATTTCAGCGGCGCCATCATTGCGTGCTTTTACTGTAATCATTGACCCTGCCTCTTGTTTCTAAATTCAAATACCGCGCTCGCCGCACTATCGACCGGTTCTTCTTCCTCGCCGGTCTCTTTGCTGATCCCGCGCTTCTCCAGCGTTCTCCGATCCTTTTCGATTTCCCGGAACGTCTGGTCCGGGTTCCCGCCGCGCCGGCGAATAATTGAGCTCTTGCTTTCGTAGAGGTTCTGTTCCGCCAGCATTGCTGCCTGCACTTCTTTCTGCGGGTCAATCCATGGCATCGCCGGCGCGGTATGGCTGACGTCGTAGATGGTTGACATATCGATCCCGGAAAGTCGCAGCGCCCCAGACGCAATGACGCTATCAATAAGCCCTTCCCAGACCGGTTGGCACAGTCGGAATACAAAATGGCTGCCGAGGCTTCGGTAAAGATTGAACTGCTCGACAAGCTCCTGGCGCTGCGCCGAATACGTCCCGTTGTAGTTCTTTGACAGACTCGAATAGCTCGACATCACCCCGGCGGAAGCTGACCGCAGCTGTGAGTCCCGGAACGGAATCAGTTCATTGTTCGGGCGCTTCGAATCAATCGTTCCAACGTCTTCGCCAACCTGGAGGTCGTCAAAGATCATGCCCGGGATGAACTCCATCTCGCGCATTTGCGGCCGACCATCCTCGCCGGTCGTCGGCGCGGTGTAGTCGTCCGGCAATCCCTTTTTGATGTACGCAGACATCGCCGCGGCGACGCGTGCTGCGACGCGCTCGGACTCGTCAATCTCTTTGATGTCATCAAAGCGCGTCAAC